TCCAATAAATGAGTTTTTGCTATAACTTCAAATTCAAAACCAGCTAATGTAATACTCTGAGCGTCTTCACTATCTCCAATAAATCCAGGTGTCGTTGGTAATATTGAATTTTGTAAAGCACGAGTAACTCGCAAGTCTGCTATAGTTGAATCTGCAAGAATTGCTGAATAACCCAAATTAGAATTTCCTCCTTGGAAATTACTTGTATTCGGTCTTATCGCAGCACTATCTCCCGGAGCACTTAATGTTATACTAGTATTACCAACAGTAATAACAGGAATATTAGTAGTCCGTTTTGGTAATGTTATTAATTTATAACGTAATGCTTGTGTTTCATCTGGTATAGCTTCTGTTATTGGCATATTATCAATAACTGCACCGTAATATGCAGATCCTAATTGATGATCTGTATTCCATAAGCTATAATCAATTTCATCATCACCTAATGCAAATTGTGTAATATTAAATGAATTTTGTCCTTTCGACAATAATTCTCGACCTTTTAATGTTAATATCGCGTCAACGGTAACTGTACTATTATTTAAGTATCCCATAATTTATTTCCTATTTTAAATAAATATAATTCACATATATTTTATGGTATTATAAAACTTCCTTGTGTTCCTCCATTAGATACAATAAATTGATTTGGATTTGCTGATAATAGTTCAACAACTGGTTTTCCATCTATAGTATCTGGTGAATCTATATTAAAATCTGCAGACGTCATTTTTGACCCAGCGTATTTTTGATTATTTATACCAGTAGGTAAATAATCTGAAACGCCAGCTGGTGAATAACTTGCTGTATTATTTATAATTTCTCTCGACTGTTTAAATTCAGAAACGCAACTTGCTGAGAAAATTGGACTAACAGCTTCACTTAACCAAAATGGTGATGTTGTATTTATCCATTGACTTCCAGATCTGATAACATATTGATGTGAATATGTAGTACCTTCATATCGTTCCTGTATTGATGCAGTTAAATATCCTTGAGATTGATCATCATCAATTGCAGATATAGTACATATACGTGCTGATGTGTTTCCTTCGTATACTAAATATTTAGCTGATGAAGATGGAGTTAATCCATCTAAATTTGTATTATAAGACATATCTTGATATGACACCTCCGGTAATACTTTATCTTTATTACGTTCTAATATATTTGGTTTTATTAATATTCCAGATAAAACATCAGCACGTGCTGGTAATAATTGTTCTAATTGTTTAAAGAAAGATAAATCAAATAATGTAAATATTTTAATATATGCGTTTATGTCATTTGATTGTGCATATTTTTTCCAGTAATTTCTTGCGATTCTTATAAGATCTGGATATGATTTATCTGTAGAATCACTGGGATCGCCAATATATTGATCTAAATCTGTAAATCCTAATTGAGCTATAATATCCTCATCAATCATAGTTTGTGGCGAAAAATATACTCCTAATTTTTTACTGTCTAATGGAGCTTTATCATATTGGCTTCGTTCAGCTCGTGTTTTTACATTTAAATCACCAATTAATTCATTATCTTCAAGTCTAATTTTATTATCATCAAAAGTTCCTGCTCCGATTGATATACCATCATAATAATATGTTTCTTCTATAGAATCATATGGAGTAGCATTAGTCCATGAAGCAAACGATGATGATATTGTTGAAGTAACTGGCTGAACCCCAGATAAACTCGCAGTTAATGTATGATTAACTTTTTGAGTTAATGGTATTCTGTAAATTAATTCATCATATGCATCTATATTTCCATCATATGCAGCTGGGGCTTTTACATGATTATTAAATGCAGAATCGCCTAAACTATTATTCCATAATCTTAATTCCTGAACTTGTCCTTGTAATCTACTTCCACTTACAGATCCGCCAATTATAACAGATCCAGTAGATGGAAAAGATGCAACTGCTGAACATGACACTTCAGCAACTATTTTACCATATTTTGATTTTTTTGTAACTAATTCTAAATTACTACCAGTAGTACGTAACATAGCAGTTAAATATCCTCCATCAAATAATTCAATATTTGCCGAGCTAGTATTATTTATTTGTACAGTACCTAATGTACCTCTAGTAAAATCTAAAGTAACTACATTATCGCCTACTGTAAATAAATTCATTGTACTAGGTAATGTAGGTGTTTTGACTACATCATCTGTACGAAACCTCAACTCTATAGTATTAATAGTTTCTTTAAAATCAGTAGTTACAGTTCCTGCAGTATTAGTAATTAAATCGAGTGAATAATCAAAATTTAATTTTTCATATATGGGGATTCTAGCAGACCTAGGTCCTCCAAATTCATTAATAGAAATAAGAGATTGAGGAATACCATAACATGATAATAATGCTTGTATACTTCGTTTAGTACCTTTAGTTTTTAATAATAATGGTAAGTTATTAACTATACGCCTCCAAATTGAATATGTTATATTCTGGCCAGATACAGATGGGTCACCTATAGTATTAGAACCAGTTATTGGAATACCAGACTCATTAGTACCTAAAACATATTGCCATAAATCTTGATCTTGGTTTCCGTTAGTTAAATTCCAACCAAATTGTTTTGCTACAGAATATAATAATTCATTTGGCATACCTAATTTAGGATTTTCTTCTCGGTTATGTATTTTAGGCATATTATTTATATACGTATATAGTATATCATAATGATGTCCTAACATATTAACAAAAGTATTTAATCCTATATTATCGCTATCATTTCTAACATATTCTGGTACAGTATATATTAATGCATTTAAATTATTAATATCATATAATGAAGCTGATGTATATACATTATCATACCATGATGTAAATTGACTACTAGTTACTGGGTATAATGTATATGGATATGAACTATTTGATTTAGGATATGGTTGTATATAACTTCCAGTTACGTTTAATACCGTTGGATTTTCTAATGGAATGTTATGAGTAGTTAATTTTGAAGCTGAGTCATAATATAAAAATTTCTCAAATTCATCAAATCCACCAATTAAATTATTTTTTGTTGTTGTATTATCAGTTATATTAGTAGTAGAAACACTACCAGAAATTCCTTCTAAAAATACACTTTGCGAGTCATAATATTCAATTAATTCTAATTTATATTTAAAATTAGCTAATCTTTCTGTAGCTGAACTATAAAAAATAAAATTATTAAAATCTGAATAATCGATATTTAATTTCATCCCATGTAAACTACCAGAAAAATATGTATCTACAATTTCTTGTGATGTTTGTACAGACGAACCGAGTAATTCAGTCCATGTTTTTAATCCTGTCTCATTTGATGTATTATATGAATAATTAGCTTGCCAATTAGGATTTGATAATTTATTAAAACTCGTTTTTTCTTCTAATGCATTAATAGTAACACGATCAATATATGGTGCTTTTTGTTCTTCAACTACCCAACATTTAAAATTTATATCAATATCATCAGGTAATGGATCGTGTAATTTAACATATAAATATTCTCCGATAACTACACTATTAACAAATAATATACAATTATTTCTATTAAAATTTAATAAATGTGTCTTATAAAATTTTGTAGAAGTTTGTTTAGGTCTTTGTATAAAATTAGTTATTTGATGTAAAAATTCCGGGTCTTTAGCATCTATTGCTCGTAATTTAACTTCCGTACGATCTGGAGATATTTCATCAACGCGTAAATGTTGTTTAGCATAACTACCTATTAAATTCTTAAAGAAATTAATTGTAATGTCATATGTTTCTGGAGTTAAATTTAAAGAATCTAATTCAGAATATAAATCAATTGCTAATGGTTTATTTAAATTTATTAACGCATTTGTAGATTTATCTCGGTATTGTGGAATTTTTTGTTGTAATGTTACATGATAATTTGCAGTAATCCATGAATTATCTGAATGTACATGTAATTCAATGCATTGATCTTTATTCTGTATTGTTATATCATTATTAAAATATACGCCTGTAGTAGTATCAATTGAAATAAATGACGACTTACTAGAAGATATTCGATCGCCAGAAATTGATTTATTCCGGCTACGAATTTGATTGATATTTTTATATTGATTTAACATTATATTTCTCTATTCCATTCATCAACATTTTTAGATGCATCTGTTACAGACCAATATGTTTGATCGGCGTTAATTGTACTATATTTATTAGTATCATTTTTACCAGCTTCAGCTGTTATACTAAATGTATCTCCAACTTCAAATTCAGAATTTGCAATAACTACATCTTTATATGCATTTTGTACTTGATATTGTGAAATTTTCCCGCCTCCAGCATATGGTTCATCAAAATCAAAATATTGTATATAATCTCGTTGTGTATATTTATCCGGGCCGCTTCTTGCAATATAAAAATAGGTTGTATTAAAATCATTAGAATCACTATCATATCTAAAATTAATTTTAACCCGGAATCTTAAATCTACTCCAGATTCTTTAATTTCTTTAGTTATATAATATTTATTTGGTCGTTTTTGAAGTTGTCCTTCTTCTAATTCATCTATTAATATTCCAGATTTAGCTCCAGCTAGAATTTTTCTGTTTTCAGATGGTTTATATCTTGCAAATATAGGATCTTCTGATTCTTGATCAACTGTTAAATCTATGTCTAAATCTAAATCAACATTATCTGATCCAATAATTCTTGTAGTAGCTGGAAATTTAAAATAATTAAATTGTGTATCTATAACTTTTAAAATTGATTCATTTAAAATATTATTTGAAGATGGCTCAATAATTAATACAGGATGTTTTTCATCATTTTCATTTAATTTTAAAGATCCGGCATTGTTTCTAACATTAATATTATCATCATTAGATCTATAATTTAAGCCCATTTCTTGGTATTTCACAAACCGTTCTAATAATCTAGCATCACCAGGAATATTTTGTTTAACTGCTTTTTTAACAGTCTGTTGTACAACTTGTTGTATTATATTTTTATTTAATTTTGCCATTATCTAACTACTTTGAAATACATATCATCATCAATATAATGTTCTGTAACTCCATCGGTAATTTTAAATTCTAGTCGATAATATCTTTCTGGCATGAAATTATTCATATCGACATGTATAAAATTACTAGTAGAATCACAACTTACTTTATTATAAATATCATCAAATGGAATTATGTATTCATCTGTAGCAGCGTCTCGGATTGCATAATATGTAGTATTAGGTAATCGCTTTACTGTTTCTATAGGAAATTTATTTGTTGGAGATTTTCTAGGAAATTTATCTCGGGCATATATACGAATTTTACTTACTTCTATATCTTTATAAGTAGGTTTTAATTTACAATATGATAGATATGAATCTATATCAATTTGATCTAAACTGCTAGAATATTCAGAATTATCAAAATACATTACTAATTTTGGTACATATATAGTATCAGTCTCTCTACTAAAAAATCTAATAATTCCTTCATTACTATTTGATTCATCTGTATCAGAAAATTTTAATAAAAATCCATTATTATGTATTGATCTTCCACCACTTCCACTTATCCATAATTTAATAGCATCAGTAACATCCATATTAATATCAGACACCCGATATGAAAATGATTCGTTTTCTGTTAATCCCGGCTGATGGAAAAATGATTGATTAAAATATGATAAATTAAAAGTACCACTACCACTTTGCCATAACCAACTACCTCCGTTACCTGATCCCGATACATATAAAGATGATCCATTAACACGAATTTCTTGACTACTAGATATCCATAAATTTCCATCTACATTAACACTTTGTGAAGTATATGTTTGAGAATCTAATGACCATGACGCCGCCGGCTCTGTCCAACGAGCTCCATTTGTTTTTAATGGATTACTAGATAACATTCCAGTTCCATTAATCCATGGTTGTGCTAATATATTTGCGTCTACTGTATATTCAGCCGGCAAATCAGATGCATTTGTTGTATATAATTGTAACATAAATTTACACGAATCTAAATTAACAGAATATTTTGTTAAAGTATTTTGTACTTCTGTCATATTAAATTTAATTGCAGATCTAGACTTAACTAAATCAGCTCCAGCTGTCCATTGTCGTTTTCCTACTTCTAATACTTCATCTAAACCAGTATTTGCCTCTGATTCATGCTCATAAAAAGTAGCATCGCTTTCTGCATATAAAATTCTAAACATATTATTCCTTAGCCTAATGTTACTTTATGCCAAGCACTAGCACTTGCAAAATATAAATCTCCACTCGACGATACTGCTAATGCTCCATTTACAACAGTAGGTAATTCACCTAATGAACCACTACTAGCAATTTGAAACCCACTTAATGCATATGATGCCGTTACCGATGTAGTAGATATAGATGACGTATATGCAGTTGTTACAATTCCTATTACATTTGATCCAGTTACATAAGATGCTGTAGCAGCTGTTGTTGCCGAAGCCGCTAACGCTATATACGATGCCGTAGTAGCAGTACCAGATAATGATCCTGTAAATGATCCAGTTGTATTACCAGTAATATTTAATGAACCAGAAACTGTTATTGATCCTGATAAAATAGTATTTTC